CAGGGTATCCTTGGTCGCTGCTTCTTGAATCTTCTCTTCGGCTGTCTTGTTCTTCTTGTCCGTCAATGCTTTCCCGTATTTTTCGGTCAAGTTCAGCCAGCGTTGTGCTGCGTGTTTGAAAAAACCAGACTCATGAAGCTCCTGCTCAACTTCTTTGAATAGTTCTTGCGACTTGCCGTCTTCTTCGGCCTTGTCGAGTGCGTCCATAATGTCATCATCTGTGTATGACTTTGGTAGCAACACGCGTAATGCTTTGAACAATGCCATATCATCATCAGTCACGAATGCCAGCCAGATTGAGCTTGCACCATCGTTGGCACCTTCAGCAGAACTGTAGAGCTTATTTGCGCGGAACAACGCGCGGAAATTGAACTTGGCTTCTACTGGTTGACCTTTTACCGTAATTTCTAACATGAATATCCTCCTAGATTGTCGTCTCAGATCGGCCGCAGCCTACTCGTCTCTGTGTGCGATTAATTAAGCGTGAGAAGTGGTTGTAGTGGTCGTTACTGCACCGTCAGCAAACTCGCCCGCTTTTTCGCCCGGGCGTTCGTAGTCGTACAGTTCACTAAGTGCTGCCACCTGATCGTCCGACAGAGGGAAAGTTCCGGGTGTACCGTCAGCGTTCTTGTCTGCCAGTTTACCGATAATGTTCAAAGTGAAATCCATCTCGGAGAAACTGTCTTCATCGGAGATGTCGGCACTATCAACAACACCATAACCAAACATTGCTGGATAAGCCTTATGGTCGCCTTCCACAACGGCCAATCGTTCATCCACAATGACACGCCATACCTTAACTTGCCGCCCGTTGTGCTTGGCATCAATGATAATGTCGTTTGCTGTATCACCGGGAACCATGTAGCTGGTTAGCTCAATGCTATCTTCATTGGTTGACGCTGCTACAACCCGGCCCATCTTGGTTTGTTCATCAAGAGAATCACCTTCAATGCTTGTATCGCCAGACTCTTGGTGAGCCGGCAAAATTGCAGGACTGCCAACGGGTGCTACCTTAGGATCTGTCGATTGGATAAAGTACCAAACGTCTTTGCCACGATAAGGGGTATCTTTTACATACTTAATTCCATTGTTTACTGGAACTGCCATTTTAATAATCTCCTTCTAAAGTAATGAGAAGCATGCAGCGGCGTAATGGTGTACTCTCGCCCATGCTTGTGTCGATTGAATTAGATGCCGTCAGTGATTGCCACCGTGTCACCTTACTGAGTGACCATTTCACCTTGCGAACGAAGTCTTCCCACTCAGCCGGTGGTGTGTCGATTCTGTCATAGATGTCAATCTGTTGGCCGACACTCGAAAGCGTCCCTGTCTTCGATGACATGTCAGCATCAACGTGAACGTTCACGAAAACTAGTGGTAATGTGCTCTTAGCGTCCGGCTGAACGAATACAGGGTTGAGGCCATCAGCGGTCAATTGAGTTTGCGCATCTTCGTACCATTGAGAGAGTGTCATTTGAACGTGGCTGCCTCCTTCAACTTGTCCATTGTCGTTTTAATGAACAATGATTGTGCTGCTGAAACGGCTGGACGAATGAATGGCTCGGCTGACATTTTGTAGGTGCCAAATTCAACAAAAGATGAATAGTCAGCCTTGGCATCGACAGTTCCCGTTACTGATGTAGCTGTCTTCTTGACTGGCTCAACACTAATGTTGTTTGCCATGTATCCGGTTCTTTTTGGTGCCACCTGTTTAGCTGTGGCTTGCACCTGACCGGTGGTTATCTTCATTGCTGAAGCAGCGGCTTCAATAGTTGCTCCGGCAGTTGCGCCAAGTTGTTCCATGAGATTGCTTAGGCCAGTCCATGTGACGTTAACATCAGCCATTGCTTGCACCTCCAGACACGATGAATATGGTTGGCCTCCGGTTAGCTAATGTCTTGTTAACTGTCCATTTAACACCATCAATTTCGACTTCGTTCACAGGCAACGTAGGATTCTTTACGTGAATCTCATAGGCCATAGTGTTAACTAGACCAAATACAGACAATTCTTGTGCACTGGTGATTGGAATTATCAGGCAAGCTACTGTTTCGCGTGTCTCTGTCGGCCTGTCATGTAACGGATCAGCCGGTGGTGACTTCCTGATTAGGGTGATTCGATTGTTATATCTCATACGAACCTCATTCCCGGTCGGCGGCTTTGCGATGACTCACGGTAGACATCCAGCGCGTCAGCATACTTAGACAAATCTATTGCTTCCCATGAGTTGGACACGTTGCCTTCACCGCTGGCAGTTTTGCCTTCGTCACCAATGCGGTTGTACATCTTAACCACAATGTCCTTGATTACCCATGCAACTGCATCTGGCACAGTCTGATTGACAATACCGTCTTGGTTGATATAAGTCAGTACACGTGCTGTTGCGTCATCAATCAGATCATTCAACAAGTTATCTTGCATTGTATCGGCCAAACCAATACGTAGCTTTACACTGTCTAAAATCGCCATCATTTCACCGCCTTTACTGCTTGCACGTACTTGTATGAGCATTTCGACTTGTCAACGAAACTCAAATCGTCTTCAAATGGCGTGCTATTAACGTATTTGCCTTTGAAGAACAAACGTTTGTCATTCACAGTCACGCCGGCATTGTGCATGATTTTAGTTTCGTTCCATCGTTTCAATGGATCAGTAGCCCAACAAAAATCGAGCTCATCACTGATGACAGGCCCGATATTGAAGTACATCATATTCCAAAGCTGGGCCCACATTTCGGCGGTCCATTTCTGGATGTTGCTGTCGACCGTTTGCAAGTATTGCCACAGTCGGTTGCTGTCGACATACACCTTTCGCCAGTATTCAGCTGACGGGTGACTGATTACCCATTGAGCACCACCGGAATTGTGGTTGATCGTCTCAAGCGAAGCCAACGTAACCCCGACAATATCAGCCATGTGTTTCAGAATCTCTTCACCGTGTTCGCACTGCTTGACATAGTCAACGCTGATATAGCTCAATGTGTTACTACACAGCCAGCGATCAGGCTTTGCTTTCAGCTTGCGGAAGTCAGGACGCTTGCGAAAGATGACATCGCTATCGAAGTAGAAATAGTCCTCTTTTTCGCGTTCGGGGTCTTCAGCTAGATACTGCCACCACAGCCAAGGCTTGACAGACGGGATATATTGCTTGTCTGAGCGCTTGTCGGTATACGTGTGTACTTCTACTCCGTATTTATTAGCAAGCGTTTCTGGCACCTTATAGTCATGCACAGTGAAGAGCAAAACGACATCTTTCATGTCAAACCCGACACTTTGCAGATTGGTTAGGCAGACTTCTAATTCCCATTCAAAACGCTTGATAGCGGGTTGACACAAAATAAGCTTCATTCTGTCCTCCAATCAGCCGCCCGGTTTCCCGTACTGTCCCATTTCGATAGGCGACTTGCATCAATTAATTAAGCGTGCGAAGTGGTGGTAGTGGTAGTAATTGGTTTTACCTTGGTAGTCGTGGTAGTTGTTGACGTCCCGGCAGTGAAGATTGCCTGACGGTTGTCATCGCTGATCCACTGACCTGCCTTACCGGCACCTTGCAAAGCAACGCCCGCAAAGTTCTCGGATTGAATCGTCCGAACAACGTTAATACCCGTGAATGCGCGGCCAATGTTATCAGGTGCGAAGATGATAGACTTGCCAGCCATGTAACGAGTAGGCGTCTTGGTGATAACAATGTCACGGAAACGAACGATGCCGTTTTCATCGATGTTCACAGCAGAACCCTTGGCGCTGGTTACCAGCTGATGATCGATGATCGCGTTGTAAACTTCGGCAGTCACGTATGCGCGCACTGGGACAACGACTTCAAGGTCGGTGTAGCGTTCGGAAGCTTCCTCAAACACCTTGTTTACATCATCAACCGCACCAAGATCAGCCGCAGCACTATCAACCAAGTAAGCGCCCAGTTTGCCGTTAAATAGACGCGTCTTGGCTTGTGCTTGCAAGTTCAGGCGGTCAGCAACAGCAGAGTTCAGATCGTTGTTGACGGTGAGCTGGTCGATACCTTCGTTGAAACTCCAGCCGAAGGAATACGGTACATCGATGTCGCCATAGATGATTTCCTTCATTGGCCCGAAGCGGTTAGAGTTGCTGGTGCCAGAGCCAAACGCAACGTTAGGATCAGTGTTGTAGTTGCCAACAGCAACCGGCACGTCATTCGCCTTAACACTGAACGCAATCGCGTTGTTTTGAATGCCATCGAGTGCTTGCAAATCACCAAACGTTGGGGTGAATGTGCTTTGCACACCGAAAACGGTTTGAATTAAACCGATGAATTGCTTTTGATAAGTGCGTACTGGTAAATCGTTATTTTCTGTAGCCATGATTAGCTACCTCCTATTTCTGTTTGTATTGTGCCATGATTTTTTTGAATGGATCGTCAGCACCATCAAGGGCAGAAGCACCATTCTTAGGTGGGTCGGTTTGCAGCTTAGATTCAACCTGCTTGTTGACTGTTTCCTGAATTGTCTTCTGAATGTTCTCAACAGCCGTCTTGATCTTGTCAGCATCACCCAACGCGACCAGAGAG